GACCGGGTGGATGCGCTGGTCTGGGCGCTGACCGACCTCATGCTGGACCCGGCGGCGAAATGGCGGCGGCCGCAGGTGCGAAGCCTGTGACGGCGTAGCGGGGGGCCGTCTGCCCCCCGCACCCCCCGAGAGTATTTCGACCACAGTGAAAGCAGGGGCGCCGGCCCCTGGTGGCTGAACGAGGAGAATTCGGATGGCATGGAACATCTTCCGGCGCGCCGAGGGCGTGGTGCCGGAGCAAAAGGCCTCGGCCACGGGGCGGGTGATCGCCTGGGGATCGTCGGGGCGCGTGGCCTGGTCGCCGCGCGATACGGTGAGCCTGACAAAGACGGGGTTTTCCGGCAATCCGGTCGGGTTCCGGGCGGTCAAGCTGATCGCCGAGGCGGCGGCGGCGCTGCCGCTCGTCTGTCAGGACCGCGAGCGGCGCTATGACCTGCATCCGGTGATCGACCTGATGCGGCGGCCCAATCCGGGGCAGGGGCGGGCCGAGCTGTTCGAGGCCCTCTATGGTCAGCTCTTGCTGAGCGGGAACGGCTATGTCGAGGCGGTGGGTGGCGCCGGGCTGCCGGTGGAACTGCATGTGCTGAGGTCCGACCGGATGTCTCTGGTGCCCGGTGCCGATGGCTGGCCTGTGGCCTATGACTATACCGTCGGCGGGCGCAGGCATCGTTTCGACATGGCGGGGCCGGCCGATCCGATCTGTCATATCAAGAGCTTTCACCCGCAGGACGACCATTACGGGCTGTCGCCGATGCAGGCGGCGGCGGTGGCGGTCGATGTGCATAACAGCGCATCGAGCTGGTCGAAGGCGCTTCTGGACAATGCCGCGCGGCCTTCGGGGGCGATCATCTACAAGGGGGCGGACGGGCAGGGCAGCCTGTCGCCCGATCAGTATGACCGGCTGGTGACCGAGATGGAGATGCATCATCAGGGCGCGCGCAATGCCGGGCGGCCGATGTTGCTGGAGGGCGGGCTCGACTGGAAGCCGATGGGGTTCAGCCCCTCGGATATGGAGTTCCAGAAGACAAAGGAGGCGGCGGCGCGCGAGATCGCGGTCGCCTTCGGAGTGCCGCCGATGCTGCTGGGCATTCCCGGCGACGCGACCTATGCGAATTATCAGGAGGCCAACCGGGCCTTCTATCGCCTGACGGTGCTGCCGCTGGCGACGCGGGTCACGGCGGCGGTGGCCTACTGGCTGTCTACCCATCTGGGCGAGGAGATCGAGCTGAAGCCCGATCTGGACCAGGTGCCGGCGCTGGCGGGCGAGCGCGACCAGCAATGGAAGCGCGTCGGCGAGGCGCTGTTCCTGACCGACGCGGAAAAACGCGCCATCCTTGGCCTGCCGCCGCTGCCGGGCGGGGCGTGAGCATGGCGGGTGCGGGGTCGCGTTACCTCAAGGAGCCGTTCGCCTGCACGCATGAGCATCGCTTCGAGGCGGTGGACCGGATCATGTCCCTTCAGTTCGAGACCGTCGAAAAGCGGCTGGAGCGGATCGAGGGGATGATCCTGGGCGTGGAAAAGCGGCTTTGGATGACGGTGTTCGGGGTCGTGGGTGTGATCCTGAGCCAGGCGGCGCAGTCGATCATCGAGTTCGGGCCGAAATGAGGATGAGCCAGATGATGAGTGAATACGGGCTGGAGACGAAGTACTGCCGGCTGGGCGAAGACATCCGGCTGACCGAGGGCAGCCGGATCGAGGGCTATGCGTCCTTCTTCGGCCTGACCGATCAGGGCGGCGATGTGGTGATGCCGGGGGCCTATGCGCGGTCGCTGACGCGTCTGAAGGCGGAGGGGCGCGCGGTCAGGATGCTATGGCAGCATGACGCGACGCAGCCCATCGGCGTCTGGGACGAGATCACCGAGGACGCGCGCGGCCTGAAGGTCAGGGGCCGTATCCTGACCGAGGTGGAGAAGGGCCGCGAGGCGGCGGCGCTGGTTGCGGCGGGAGCGATCGACGGGCTGTCGATCGGATATCGCACGGTGACGGCGGAGAAGAATGCGAAGGGCCAGCGGCTTCTTCGTGAGGTGGAGCTTTGGGAGGTGTCGCTTGTCACCTTCCCGATGCTTCCCGAGGCGCGGGTCGGGGCCAAGGGCGACAGCCCGGACGCCATGGACCTGCGCGAACTGGCGGCGCTGTTCGACGCGGCGCGGCGGGTGTTGGCGGGGCGCTAGGCGCCCCTTTCGACGCAACCCCTGACACGAGGTGATGGGTATGAAGACGACCGAGACGAAAGCTCGGGCCGGGGAAGGCGTGTCCGGCGCTCCGGCTGAGGAAGTTAAGTCCGCGCTTGCCGGTTTTCTGGGCGAGTTCAAGGGCTTTCAGGACGAGATGACATCGAAGCTGCAACAACAGGAAGAGCGACTGACCATGCTGGATCGCAAATCTACGACTGCCGGTTTTGCCCAGGGGCGCCCGGTGCTGTCCACCGCCGTTGACCTCGACGCGCCGCACAAGAAGGCGTTCGGCGCCTATCTGCGGTCGGGCGACGATGACGGGTTGCGCGGCCTTGTCCTTGAGGGCAAGGCGCTGAACACGCAGGTCAACGCCGATGGCGGGTTCCTCGTCGATCCCGAGACCTCGGACCGCATTCGCGGCGTTCTGAAATCCACCGCCTCGATCCGCGCCATCGCCAATGTCGTGCAGGTGGAGGCGACCTCGTTCGACGTGCTGGTCGATCACACCGACCTTGGTTCCGGCTGGGCGACGGAGACCGGCACGCTGAGCGAGACCGGCACGCCGCAGATCGACCGCATCTCCATCCCGCTGCATGAGCTGTCGGCGATGCCGAAAGCCTCGCAGCGGCTGCTGGACGACAGCGCCTTCGACGTCGAGGGCTGGCTGGCCGAGCGCATCGCCGACAGGTTCGCCCGCGCGGAATCGCAGGCCTTCGTGTCGGGCGACGGGATCGACAAGCCGAAGGGCTTCCTGAGCCACACGGCGGTGGACAATGGCGTCTGGGCCTGGGGCTCGCTCGGCTATGTGCCGACCGGTGCGGATGGCGATTTCGCGCCCACCAATGCCTCGGATTCGATCATCGACCTGGTCTATGCGCTGGACGCCGAATACCGCGCCAACGCGACCTTCGTGATGAATTCCAAGACCGCGGGCGCGGTGCGCAAGATGAAGGATGCCGATGGCCGCTTCCTGTGGTCCGACGGCCTGGCCGCGGGGGAGCCGGCGCGCCTGATGGGCTATCCGGTCCTGATCTCGGAGGACATGCCGGATATCGCCTCGGGCGCCTTCGCGGTCGCCTTCGGGGATTTCCACAACGGCTATACGGTCGCCGAACGCCCCGACATGCGGGTGCTGCGCGATCCGTTCTCGGCCAAGCCGCATGTCCTGTTCTACGCCTCCAAGCGCGTGGGCGGCGATGTGAGCGACTTTGCCGCGATCAAGCTTCTGAAGTTCGCCATCGCCTGAGGTGGCGAGCCGGCCGGGGGCCTTCGCGGGTCCCCGGCCGTTCGGGCGCGGGTCGCCGGTTTTTCCCCCGTATTGTCTAGCTGCTCCCTCCGTCCGAGCAATGCGGGCAGACCCGCGCCCGTTTCCTTGCCGGACCGGGGGCGCGAGAATTTCGGAGATATTCCCATGATGCTGAGCGAAGTTCTGGCGGTGCCGCAGGCCGCCTTGCCGGTGGCGGCGTTCAAGGACCATCTGCGGCTTGGCACCGGGTTCGCCGATGACGGCGTGCAGGACGCGCTGGCCGAAAGCTATCTTCGCGCGGCGATGGCCGCGATCGAGGGGCGGATCGGCAAGGCGCTGATCGCGCGGGATTTCCTGCTGGCGCTGGAGCGCTGGCGCTGGCCGGACAGCCAGGCGCTGCCGCTGGCGCCGGTGACGGGGGTGGTCTCTCTCACGGTCTATGACCGCGACGGGGTGGCGGACCTGATCGACCCGGCGCGCTACCGGCTGGTGAAGGACATGCACCGGCCGCGCCTTGTGGCTGCGGGGGCGCTTTTGCCCGGCATCGCCAGCGGCGGGCGGGCCGAGATCGTGTTTTCGGCCGGGTTCGGCCCGGCCTGGACCGATCTGCCGGGCGATCTGGCGCAGGCGGTGTTCCTGCTGGCGGCATCCTACCACGAGGTGCGCCATGAACAGGGCGAGGGCGCGGCGATGCCCTTTGGCGTGACGGCGCTGATCGAACGCTGGCGCACGGTGCGTGTCCTTGGCGGGGGCGCATCATGAGGGCGCCGCATCTGAACCGCAAGCTGGTGCTGGAAGAGGCGCAGCGCGTGGCCGATGGCGCGGGCGGCTTTGCGCTGACATGGGTGGCGATGGGCGCGCTTTGGGCCGCCGTCGATGCCGGAACCGGGCGCGAGCGGGCCGGCGAATTCGCGACGCTGTCGCAGGTTACCTACCGCATCACCGTGCGCGGCGCGCCGCAGGGCGCGCCGTCGCGGCCGAAGCCGGAACAGCGGTTCCGCGACGGCGCGCGGATCTTCCGCATCACGGCCGTGACCGAGGCGGATGAGGCGGGCCGCTATCTGGTCTGCTACGCGCAGGAGGAGGTCCTGGCATGAGCTATGGTGTCGGCGCCGCGCTTCAGGCGGCGGTCTATCAGCGGCTGGCGGGGGACGGGGCGCTGGATGCGCTGGTTTCCGGCGCGATCCACGATTCGATCCCGCCGGGGACGGTGACTGGGACCTTTGTCTCGCTTGGCCCCGAGGATGCGCGCGATGCCTCCGACCAGGTCGGGCGCGGAGCGCTGCATGATTTCACCGTCTCGGTCGTCACCGATCAGGCGGGGTTCCAGCAGGCCAAGGCAGTCGCGGCGGCGGTGTCGGACGCGCTGACCGGGGCGAACCTGCCGCTGTCGCGGGGCCGCCTGGTCGGTCTGTGGTTCCTGTCGGCGCGCGCAAGGCGGGTCGAGAAGGCGGATGTGCGCCGGATCGACCTGATCTTTCGGGCGCGGGTCGAGGATTAGAGCGATCAAATCGCTTTCACAAATCGAACAATAGCTGGCAAATCACGGCATGAAATCTGCCGTTCGGTTTCACATATCGGAGAACTCTCATGGGCGCCCAGAACGGCAAGGACCTTCTTGTCAAGCTCGACCTCACCGGGGGCGGGCAATTCACCACCATCGCGGGGCTGCGCGCGACGCGGATCAGCTTCAACGCCGAGACGGTCGATGTGACCAGCCTTGAAAGCCAGGGCGGCTGGCGCGAGCTTCTGGGTGGGGCGGGGGTGCGCTCGGCCGCGATCTCGGGCTCGGGGGTGTTCCGCGATGCGGATACGGACGAGCGCGCGCGGCAGATCTTCTTCGAAGGGCTCACGCCGGATTTCCAGGTGATCGTCCCCGATTTCGGCATCATCGAGGGACCGTTTCAGGTCACCGCGATCGAATATGCGGGCACCCATAACGGCGAGGCGACCTATGATCTGTCGCTTGCGAGTGCCGGGGTGCTCGGGTTCCAGGCGCTGTGAGTGCCATGGCCAATCCGTGGCGGGGCGAGGTCGCGCTGGAGATCGACGGCGAGCGCCGGGTGCTGAAGCTGACGCTCGGCGCGCTTGCCGGGCTTGAGCAGGAGCTTGGCGCGGGATCGCGGGTCGATCTGGTGCAGCGGTTCGAATCCGGGGCGTTTTCGGCGCGCGACGTGCTCGGGCTGCTGGCGGCCGGGTTGCGGGGCGGGGGGCACGAGATGGACGCGGCGGATCTGGGCCGCGCCGAGGTCGCGGGCGGGCCGCTCGGTGCCGCGCGGGCGGCGGCCGAGCTTCTGACGCGGGCCTTTGTCCTGCCGGAACAGGCCGCGGGGGATGCAGCGCATGCCGGCGAAGGGCTTTGACTGGCCGGTGCTCATGCGGGCGGGGATGCAGGGGCTCGGGCTTGCGCCGGGCGCGTTCTGGGCGCTGACGCCTGCGGAACTGCGGCTGATGCTGGGCCATGAAGGCGGCGCTGCGCCGCTGTCGCGGGCCGGGCTCGATGCGCTGGTCGCGGCCTATCCGGACCGGGCGAAAGGAGAGAGCGATGAGTGAAGGGGATGCGATCGGCGACCTTGCCCAGCAGGGCGGGGCGCTGGAGGACTCGCTTGGCGCGGCGGCGGCCATGGCGGCGGGGTTCGATGCCGAACTCAAGCGCATGCGCGAGTCGATGGCGGCCACGGGGCGCGATGCGCTGGTGCTGGAACATGGCCTGTCGCGCGGCCTGCGGCGCGCCTTTGACGGGCTGGTGTTCGACGGGCTGAAGCTTTCGGATGCGCTTGAAACGGTCGCGCGGTCGCTGGTCAGCACGACCTATTCGGCGGCGATGAAGCCGGTCACGGACCATGTGGGAAGCATGATCTCGCGCGGCGTGAACGGGATCATCGAAGGGCTCATGCCCTTTGCCGACGGGGCCGCCTTCAGCCAGGCGCGGGTGATGCCCTTTGCCGATGGCGGGGTGGTGAGCGGGCCGGTCAGCTTTGCCATGCGCGGCGGGCGCGGGTTGATGGGCGAGGCGGGGCCGGAGGCGATCATGCCGCTGGCACGCGGCACCGACGGCAAGCTCGGGGTGCGGAGCACGGGCAGGGGCGGCGGCACGGTGAACGTGACCATGAACATCACCACACCCGATGTTCAGGGATTCCGGCGCAGCCAGAGCCAGATCGCGGCGCAGATGAACCGGGTGCTCGGACACGGCAGCCGCAACCGCTGAGGGGAAGGAAGGACAGGACGCGATGAGTTTTCACGAGGTGAGATTTCCGGCCAATCTGAGTTTCGGCTCGGTCGGGGGGCCGGAGCGGCGCACCGATGTGGTGACGCTGGCCAACGGTTTCGAGGAACGCAACACGCCCTGGGCGCATTCACGGCGGCGATACGATGCGGGGCTCGGCATGCGCAGCCTTGACGACGTGGAGTTGCTGATCGCGTTTTTCGAGGCGCGGCGCGGCCAGATGTACGGATTCCGCTGGAAGGACTGGTCGGATTACAAATCCGCGCGCCCCTCGGCCGAGCCGGATTTCGGTGACCAGGTGATCGCGGTCGGGGACGGCAGCACCCGGAGTTTCCAGCTGATCAAGACCTATCGCTCGGGCAGCTTCAGCTATGCCCGCCCGATCCACAAGCCGGTCGCCGGAACGGTGCGGATCGGGGTGGAGCAGGACGAGATGCGCGAGGCGGTGGATTTCGACATCGACCTTGCGAGCGGCATCGTCACCTTTCGCCATCCGCCCGCCGAAACCATGGAGATCACGGCAGGCTATGAATTCGACGTGCCGGTGCGGTTCGACACCGACCGGATCCAGACCAGCGTGGCAAGTTTCCAGGCCGGCGAGGTTCCTTCGGTCCCGGTGGTGGAGGTGCGGGTCTGATGGCGGGGATGGACCAGCGTTTCCAGGATCATGTCGCGGGCGGGCTGACGACGCTTTGCCGCTGCTGGGCGGTGACACGTCGCGACGGGGTGCGGTTCGGGTTCACCGACCACGATCGCGACCTTGGCTTTGACGGCATCCGCTTTCGGGCCGAGAGCGGGCTTTCGGCCATGGCGCTGCAGCAGGGAACCGGGCTTTCGGTCGATAACAGCGAGGCGATCGGGGCGCTTAGCGATGCGGCGATCACCGAAGCGGATATCGAGGCGGGACGGTTCGACGAGGCGGAGGTGCGCGCCTGGCTGGTGAACTGGGCCGATCCTGCGGTCCGGGTGTTGCAATTCCGAGGGACGCTGGGGGAGATCGTGCGGTCGGGCGGCGCCTTCACGGCCGAACTCAGGGGGCTCAGCGAGGCACTGAACCAGCCGGTCGGGCTGATCTATCACGCGCGCTGTTCGGCGGTGCTGGGCGACGGGCGTTGCGGGTTCGATCTGTCGCAGCCGGGCTATGCCGAGGAGCGCCCTGTGGAGATGGTCCAGGAGGGCCGGGTGTTCCGCTTCGCCGCCATGCCGGGCTTCGAGGACCGCTGGTTCGAGAAGGGGCGGCTGGTGGTGCTGGACGGTGTCGCCAAGGGGCTGGTCGGGTCGATCAAGAATGACCGGGCCACCGGCGGCGGGGGCAGGGAGGTGGAGCTTTGGCAGAACCTTGGCGCCGCTCCGGCCCCGGGTGACATGGTGCGGATCGAGGCCGGGTGTGACCGGCGGGCGGAGACATGTCGGTTAAAATTCAACAATTTCCTGAACTTCCGTGGCTTTCCTCATATTCCGGGTGAGGATTGGGTGATGTCCTATCCGGTCAGCTCCGCCCGCAACGATGGCGGGAGCCTTTCGGGATGAGCAGAGCGAATGAGCGCGCCGTTGCCGTCGCGCGGGGCTGGATCGGCACGCCTTATCGGCATCAGGCGGCGGTGCAGGGGGCCGGGACGGATTGCCTTGGCCTCTTGCGCGGTGTCTGGCGCGCGGTTTACGGCGCCGAGCCGGAAGAGGTCCCTCCCTATACCGAGGACTGGAGCGAGCCGGGCGGCGAGGAGCGGTTGTGGGCGGCGGCGCTGCGCCACCTGATCCCGGTCGCGCCGGGGGCCGCGCTGGCGCCGGGGCAGGTCCTGTTGTTCCGCATGCGCGATGGCGCGGTGGCGAAGCATCTGGGGCTGGTCGGGCGGGTCGGGTCCGCGCCCACATTCATTCACGCCTATAGCGGGCATTCGGTCGTTGAAAGCCCGCTGTCGGCGCCCTGGTTGCGGCGTGTCGTCGCCCGTTTTGACTTTCCCTGAAGGAGCCTGAGCATGGCGACCATTGTCCTTTCCGCTGTCGGTGCCTCGGTTGGTGCGGGGTTCGGCGGCTCGGTCCTTGGCCTCTCCGGCGCGGTGATCGGCCGTGCCGTGGGCGCGACCATCGGCCGGGTCATCGATCAGCGTCTGATGGGTGGCGGCTCGCGCGCGGTGGAGACGGGCAAGGTCGACCGCTTTCGCCTGAGCGGCGCCAGCGAGGGTGCGCCCATCGGGCAGGTCTGGGGCCGGATGCGGGTTGCCGGCCAGATCATCTGGGCGTCGCGTTTTCTGGACAGCACCACGGTCAGCGGCGGTGGTGGCAAGGGGGCGCCGAAACAGCCCAAGGTCACTGAGCACAGCTATTCGGTCAGCCTTGCCATCGCGCTTTGCGAAGGCGAGATCGCGCGGGTCGGGCGGGTCTGGGCCGACGGGACCGAAATATCGCTGAGCGATGTGTCTATGCGCGTCTATACGGGCGCGGCGGATCAGCTTCCCGATCCGAAGATCGAGGCGGTCGAGGGGGCGGGGATGGCGCCTGCCTATCGCGGCCTTGCCTATGTGGTTTTCGAGGACCTGCCGCTTGGCCCCTATGGCAACCGGGTGCCGCAGTTCAGCTTCGAGGTGTTCCGCCCGGCGCAGGGGCCGGGGATCGGCGATGTGCCGGACCTGAGCCATGCCATCGCGGGGGTGGCGCTGATCCCCGGCACGGGGGAATACGCGCTCGCGACGACGCCGGTGCATTATGCCGAAGGGTTGGGCCGCAACATCTCCGCCAATGTCCACACGCCCGGAACGGCGACCGACCTGACGGTGTCGCTGAACGCCTTGGGTGAGGAATTGCCGGGCTGTGGTTCCGTTTCGATCGTGGTGTCGTGGTTCGGGGACGATCTGCGCTGTGGGCAGTGCAGCATCGCGCCGAAGGTGGAGAATACCGCCTTTGACGGGGTCGGGATGCCGTGGCGCTCGGGCGGGATCGGCCGCGCGGAGGCGGCCATGGTCGCGCGGGACAATGGGCGGCCGGTTTACGGCGGCACCCCGGCCGATGCGGCCATTGTCGAGGCATTGCAGGCGGTCAGGCAGCGCGGCAAGGCGGCGGTATTCTACCCCTTCATCCTGATGGAGCAACTGGCGGGCAATGGTCTGACCGATCCGTGGAGCGGGTCGCCGGATCAGCCGGTCCTGCCCTGGCGCGGGCGGATCACGCTGTCGGTGGCGCCGGGGCAGGCGGGCAGCCCGGAAGGCACCGCGCAGGCAGACGCCGAGGTCGCCGCGTTTTTCGGGACGGCGCAGGCAGCCGATTTTTCCATCGCCGGGGGCATCGTCAGCTATTCCGGCCCGGCGGAGTGGTCCTATCGCCGCTTCATCCTGCACAACGCCCATCTTTGCGCGCTGGCGGGCGGCGTGGACGCCTTCTGCATCGGCTCGGAAATGCGCGGGCTGACACAGATCCGCGGTGCGGGGGGCGGGTTTCCCGCCGTTCAGGCGCTGCGCGTGCTGGCCGCCGATGTGCGCGCGATCCTCGGCCCCTCGGTCAAGATCGGCTATGCGGCGGACTGGTCCGAATATGCCGGGATGCAAGGCGCGGCGGGGGAGTTCCTGTATCATCTCGATCCGCTCTGGTCCGACCCCGAGATCGACTTCATCGGCATCGACAATTACATGCCGCTGTCCGACTGGCGCGACGGGACCGACCATGCCGATGCGGGTTGGGGCTCGATCTATGACCTCGACTACCTGAAGGCGAATATCGCCGGGGGCGAGGGGTTCGACTGGTATTATGCCAGCGCGCAGGAGCGCGAAGCCCAGATCCGCACGCCGATCACCGATGGTGCCTATGGCGATGACTGGGTCTGGCGGATCAAGGACATACGGTCCTGGTGGGAAAACCCGCATCACGACCGGCCCGGTGGCGTGAAGGGCGCGCAGACGGCCTGGGTGCCGGGGTCGAAGCCGATCTGGTTCACC